AGAACTGAATCAATAAATTTCGATTGGGATAGTTAATGGAGACAGTAATTTTTGGACCCCCGGGCACGGGAAAAACAACAACCTTAATTGATATAATTAAGAAGAGCATTCAAGATGGAATGGATCCTACTAAGATAGCTTTCATGTCCTTTAGTCGTAAGGCTGCGACTGAAGCCAGAGATAGGTCTGCTATTGAACTCGGTCTAGACATAAAACAAATGCTTTACTTTAGAACATTACATTCTCTTGCTTTCACATGGTTAGGTTTAGATACTAAGAAAGTATTTAAAGGTTCTGACTATAATGATCTTGGTAAGCTTGTAGGCTTAGAATTTAGATCGGCTCCGACAGTTAGTTTAGAAGAAGGACCTTTGTTTCAAATAGGAGCTGGTGGGGATAAGTATATGTCCATCATACAGATGGCTCGTGTTAGAGAAGTATCTTTAGAACAACAGTTTAATGATGCTTGGGATCATACATTACATTGGCAAGAGTTGAAAAATTTAGACAAAGCATATCGTGATTATAAAGAAGCTAAAAATAAATTAGACTTTGTTGATATGATTGAAAAATTTATAGCACAAGGAACGTCTCCTAAGTTTGATTTACTTATAATAGACGAGGCACAAGATCTAGCACCTCTGCAATGGAAGATGGTTAAAGAAGTATTAGTGCCTAATTCAAAAAAAGTATACTACGCTGGAGATGATGATCAAGCTATATACACTTGGATGGGTGTAAAGGTTTCTGACTTTCTAAATGCTTGTGATGATAAATTATTCTTAACACAATCGTTCCGTGTACCGAGTACCATCCACAAATTTTCACAAGACTTAATAAAAAAAGTCGCTACCAGACAATCAAAAGTATGGCAACCCGCCAAAAAAGATGGCACCATAACATGGCATCGAGATATACTTGATGTAGATTTAACTAGTGGCGAATGGTTGGTACTTGCGAGAACTAATTACATTACAAATAAAGTCTGTAACCGTCTTAAAGAGGACGGGTATCTCTATTGGAGAGAAGGCACTGGTTGGTCTATTTCCCCTAATGTTATTAACGGAATAGAGGTATGGCTTAAACTATGCAAAAACAAAAACTTGTCGTCAACAGAACTAAAGAGCTTTGCGAAAATATTGAACCCGAATATTATTTCCAAATCTGGGAGAAAGACGTTATCATCCTTAGATGCAGAACGAACTTATACTCTAGACGATATTTTAGAGAGTTGCAGTTTGAACGCTACACACGAGACTCCTTGGCAAAAAGTCTTGAAAGTCTCGGATCACGAAGTGGCATACATAATGTCAGTGAGGAGACGAGGGGAGAGGATACTGACGGGGACTCCGAGGATTCGGATATCGACAATTCACAAAGCCAAAGGTGGAGAGGCGGATAACGTAGCTCTACTACTTGACTCAACCAAGGCCTGTGTTGAAAGCTTAGATCAAGATTCTGAGATTAGAACTTTCTATGTGGGAGCAACTCGTGCTAAAAAAACATTGCACTTAATCGAATCAACAGCATTACATAGGTTTAACATATGACAAAAGATAGAGAATTTTTTTTAAAAGAAGCAGAGAAACTAATCAATGGACAGAGAGCCAAGGAGTATGGACCTGCTAAAAAGAACCATCAACGTATAGCCGATATATGGACTATACTATTAGATAAAAAATTAAATGGTGCAAAAATAACTCCAGAGGAAGTGGTGGCTTGTATGATAGGTGTCAAAGTGGCTCGTCTCGCTGAAGACATTTCAAAAGACGATTCGTGGTTAGACGTTATAGGCTATGCAGCTTTAGGTGGAGAAATTATAAATGACAAAACATGATCAATATCATTTACTAGATCAAGATATTAAAGATGTTTCCTGGGGGAATGTAGATTCTGATTGGGAACCACCTCAAACACTTCCAGATCTATCACAACATACAACTGTATCTATTGACTTAGAAACAAAAGACTCAAACCTTTTAACTCTTGGACCTGGGTGGACTAGGAAAGATGGATATATAATAGGTATAGCAGTTGGTGCTGGAGATAGTGCTTGGTATTTTCCTACGGGACACAAGGTTGGTAACATGCCAAAGAATGCCGTGTATAGTTGGTTAACAAAACTTTGTGCAGACGAAACAATATCAAAAGTATTTCATAATGCTTTGTATGATTTAGGATGGCTTCGAGCCGAGGGTATAGAAGTTAAAGGTAAAATCATAGACACTATGATTGCTGCTCCTTTACTCGATGAGAATAGAAAATGGTATAATCTTAACTCACTTGCTAGAGATTATTTGGGAGAATTTAAAGACGAAAAATTATTAAAGTCTGCTGCAGAAGAGTTTGGTGTTGATGCCAAGTCTGGTATGTGGCAACTACCTCCTAGATATGTAGGTAAGTATGCCGAGCAAGATGCTTTGATAACTTTAAAACTTTGGGAAAATTTAAGAAAGAAAATAACTCAACAAGAATGTACAAGTATTTTTGAATTAGAGATTGATCTACTTCCCGTGTTGTTTGAAATGAAAACAAAGGGTGTTCGTGTTGATGTTGAGAAAGCTCACGACACAAAGAAAAAACTAACTAAGATAGAGGAATCACTTGTACAAGAGATAGTCAAGGAAACAGGTGTTACGGTTGAACCTTGGGTCGCCACATCTGTAGCAAAGGTCTTTGATGCTGTGGGACTTTCTTATTCTCGCACAGAAAAGTCCGGGGCACCCATGTTTACAAAACAATTTCTTGCTAATAACACTCATCCAATTGCACAAAAGATTATAAAAATTAGAGAAATAAATAAAGCTAATACGACATTTGTTGATACAATTCTTCAACACTCTCATAATGGTAGAATACATTGTGACTTTCACTCCCTAAGATCTGATGGTGGAGGAACTGTAACAGGACGATTTAGTTCAAGCAACCCCAATTTGCAACAGATTCCTGCACGAGATCCTGAGATCAAGAAATTAATTCGTGGTTTGTTTATCCCGGAGGAGGGCCACAAATGGGGTTCCTTTGATTATGCATCACAAGAACCAAGATGGTTAGTTCATTATTGTGCCACCTTGACAGGTGTAGATCGACACCCACAGATAGATGATGTTGTAAAAATGTATCATGAAGGCAATGCCGACTTTCATCAAATGGTTGCAGATATGGCAAACATTCCTAGAAAACAAGCTAAGACAGTTAATCTTGGTATTATGTATGGAATGGGTAAAGGCAAACTTGCTAATGTTATGGACATAGATATAGAAGAAGCAGAGAAACTTTTACAAACTTATAATGAAAAAGTTCCTTTTCTAAAATCTTTATCTGAAAAAGCCATGAACCGTGCTGCGAATACTGGTGTTATAAGAACATGGTTAGGTCGTAAATGTAGATTTGATATGTATGAACCCGTGTCCTATGGATTCAATAGAGCTTTACCTATGGAACAAGCTATCAAAGAATATGGAAGTAAAGGTAGAATAAGAAGAGCCTATACATACAAAGCTTTGAATAGATTGATACAAGGATCAAGTGCCGATCAAACCAAGAGAGCTATGGTCGAATGTTACAAAGTAGGACTATGCCCAACTTTAACTGTGCATGATGAATTGTGCTTCAACATAGAAAGTCAAGAACAAGCTGACAAGATTGTAGAAATCATGACAACTTGTGTTCCAGACTTAAAGATACCTTTTGAAGTAGATACTGCTTTATGTGATAATTGGGGCGAAGTGGATTAGTATCCAGCTTTTACATATTGATTATGTAATTCTGTCAACGGATCTTCTTCTGGCTTTTCATTTTTAAAAACTTCATATGCATGTGATCTAATATTTGATCTATGAATACCTATATCTTTTAATGTCGCATCATCCAAGCTGTGTAAAGCTGTAATTGTTCTTCCTATTTTAAATTTGTAAAACCACTTCGATAACATTTCTATTCCTTTTTTATGTGTTTATGCTTAACTCTGCATTTTATTTATACATTCGTTCTTAATAATAAAAAACTAGGCAAAAGTGAAATAAATAAGTGCCAAAAAAGCATGAATTAATGCTAGGCTATCTATCTTAAATGTACAAAAGAGAAGACTATTTTAGGTACCAATCGTACCAAAGCCTTATGCTTCAACGATTCTGAGGCATCTGAGAGCCTCGTTTTTTACGAAAGACACAAAAAACCCCATGAAACAATTACTTAAAGGAGAATTTCACAGGGTTTTTCGTTATATTTTTTTATTAACCAAATACGAAAGGAACGTATGAGACAATTAAATTTACGAAATATTTTAAGTAACTGCAAGCATTATTTTTTTTCGTTCTTCATCAGACATTTTAGTCCAATTAGAAATTTGTTCTAAAGTTCTAAAACATCCAATGCATATATTATCTTCTATTTTGCAGACGTTTTGGCACGGGCTTACAATAGGCTGTGATCTTTCTGAACTTGGCATCTGGGTATGGAATCTCTGGTTGTTCGTTTAATCGTCTGGCAAAATACAGACAATCATTAACATTGGGGAATGTTTGATCTTGATTAATTATTATCGTGCCTATCATATAGACTAAAGCAAACTCTATCATTCATCTTTGGTTTTCCAAAAGTATTCATCTGTATCACCAAGTCTAAATTTTTGACCATTCTCAACTTGATACTCTATTGTACTCACTTTGAAGTCTGGTTGCAATGGCTCTTGAGGTGTCAAAGAATTATCATAGACTCTCATTCTATTGTTCGGATACAAACAGAACTGTCCGTTCTTTAATTCTAAAAGGTTAAATGATTTATGTTCTGCTGGTGTTTCGCTGGTAGAATAATCTATTACGTCTGGGTCTTGATGATAATTATCAAGAGTACAAATATATGTACCCATCATTGTACCGTGATCCCTTGTTAGTATTTCAAAGTCCATTGATCCTATAAATTGTTTACAAATAGATACCACGCCATAATCCATGCAATTCCAAAACTGAAGATTGTAAAGATCCATATCTGTGGTCGGGGTATCGGGGCTCGATAAGAATGCTGAAATAGGTAGTTTGTCATACAAAGCACCATAATCAGGAAGGTAAGTTTCAAAATAAAAACTTCTGCCTGGAATAGATTTAGCACTAACCCAGACACCTTTTACGAATTCTCCATGTCCATCTTGATGATCCCTTAAATATTCTCGTCTGACCCATACGTCTACGGAGGGTAAGTT